TTTCCTTTTCTGTCATTATCCTTTTAAATTTAATATTAATACTGTAATTGTTAGAATCACACCCATATATAATAATGATGTGAAAATGTTTTTAAGGTTATTCATAATTTATCTTTTTAAAGTTTCAACAAATATATAAAGAAAATAATATAAAATATATTTTTTTATTAAAAAAGTTTATTGTAGGTTTGTAGAGAATTTAAAAACAAAAATATTATGAAAGAACAAACAATGAGTTACGCAAATATAACCGTTGCTGAATACTGGAATCCAAGCGTACAAATAAGATTTGTAAAAAGAAAAGTTATTGATTTTAGCAGTCAATTAGTCGGGGGATTGCAGCTTGAAAAAGAAGTAAATATTTTACAACAATTATTTACAAGTAATTTAGGGAATAGTCAATGGAAAGACATACCTGTCGAAACGGAAAATTAAAATTTAAAAACAAAAATATTATGAAAGAATTTAAAGGAACAAAAGGGAAGTGGATTAAAAGTAAAAAATCAATCGGATTTGTTTTTGCTTTAAAATTGGATGATAACATGGAAGTAAACGCATTTTCATTAAATATTAATAACGATGGCATGTTACCGGATTCAGAAATCGAAGCCAATGCCAAGCTAATCGCATCGGCTCCAGAAATGTTTGAAATGTTAAAACAAGCAAAAACAACAATTTGCAGATTACGGCTTTCGATTTCTATTCATCCAGATTGCGAGGAAAATTCAGAATTCGCAGACTATGTTGATTTAGCAGACGAAAAAGAAAAACAAATAAAACAACTACTAACCAAAATAACAAAATAACATGAGTGCGCAAGAACAACATCAGGACTTTTTAATGCTTCAAATAAAGGCGTTACAAGTGGAAAATTTAAGATTAAATAACGAATTAAAGAAAGTTAAAGAACTTGCTTTTAAAGTAAGATTAAGCGACCCTAATTTCGACAAGCCATTGAAAGATATTGAAGTTAATTATGAAATTTTGAAAAAGTAAAGTTATGAAAAGAGAAGTTAAATTTAGAGCGTGGGATGAAATATTAAAATATTACCCACTTCCAGAAAGTTTAGTGTATAGGTTAGATGGGATATTATTTAATAGAAAAAATCAAGACGAATTAAATAATTTTATAATGGAGCAATTCACCGGATTAAAAGACAAAAACGGAGTTGATATTTATGAGGGAGATATAATTGACCATTATGCAATGTATGGTTATGTTGTTTTTGAAAATGGCGCATTCTCAATGCATAGAAATGCCAACACTCAATTTTGCAACTGCAAACAACCTATGGCATATCATGATATTAATGAAATGCAAGTAATAGGCAACATTCACGAAAATCCAGAGCTATTAAAACCATGAAAAAAGAAAAAATAATCTTCTTAATATTAGGCATTTTATCAATATCCTGCTTAATTTTAAGCATAATTTCGTTAATGATTTTAGAAATTAATCCTAACTATTTAAAAAGTATATTACAATGAAAACAAGAATATTTACACCAGATAAAGGATGGCACGATTTAAAAGTATATAGCTCGGAGGAGGTCTTAGAACTTTTAGAAAAAGCAAAAGAAATAGGAATTGACGAGATAATAAAGACGGTTAAGATATAGCGTTTTGCAACTACACGACTGTTGCGTAAAAGTACAAAACTATCTTTCAGTTTAACACGGAATTGGAATGTACAAAACAATAATTAAATTAATCACAATATAGCAATAGCGTGTAATTGCTGTTATAAAACGGTTTTATTATGAACGCATTTGAATTTTTACAAGAATTAAGAGAAAAGAGCGAATGGCATGCATTGGTTATTAATGATAATGCATTGGCTGGAAAATTAGTTGAATTTGCTGAATTATTTCACGAAATGAAACTAAAAGAAAAAATAGTTTACAAAATAATGAGCGGAGCTTCTGAATTAGAAAGATTTAAAAATAAAGAAAAAGCAGAAGAAGTTTGCGAATGGTATAAAGGAAAAGCATTTCCTAACGCAAGAGTTGTAGAAACTGTTTTATAACGTTTTGCTAGTACATCACGGCAGTAGCAAGTTGGCGTTATGCTTCGGATAAGGAAAAATCAAACCAAATACACACAAATAAAACAATTAATCAACAATACTACTGCTGGGTTGTACTAGCTGTTAGTAGCTGGACGGATTTTAAAGATAAATTAACTTATAAAAACTATAAAAAATGTCAAAAGAAACAATGTATTATGTAAGAAATGAAGGTTATTTAGGGAACGCTTTAATATGGTGGACAAAAGGTTGCAACGGATATACTTGTGATATTAGAAACGCCCATAAGTTTACCGCAGAAGAAGCAGAAAAAATTTGTAAAAGACCGCAAGATACCGCTTACGAATGTGATTATATTGATAACTTATTAGTTGCTCAAAAACTTATTATTGATTCTCAATATGTAGATAAGAAAATGCAATTATGGAAACCTTAACGTAGTCTTGCTACTAACGGTTCTCGGCTTTATGAAGTAGCGGAAAAGTACATAGAAATTATTAATTAAACACAAATTAACCAAACACGAAACTAACATCAAATTAAGCCTTAAACCGCTATTTCTTAAACCCGATGTTAGTAGCTGTGTTTTTATTCAAAAATATTATGGCAAACAAACATTATTCAGTAAATCACGAATTTGAAGTTACTTTAAATTTAAAAGTGAAAATTACTAACCTTTCAAATTATCAAACAATTTCAGAAGAAAAAATGAAAACTTATTTAAAAGAAGTTGAAAGGGAAATTAGACAAGATTTACATCACAATATTTGCAAAGATTATGTTTCAGAAGATATTTCAGAAATGGTAGATATTGTTATGTTCAACGTCGATTTAGCATAGCTACTAACGGTTCTCGGCTTTGTTTAGTGCCGACTTATGAAAACTAAACTTTCTAATTTAAAAAATATTAATTATGAAAAAAGAAAATAACGAAAACGAGGCATTGAACAAAACCGATGTTAGCAGTAGTGAATTTAGAATAGTCGAATTTAAAGACCATTTTAGAGTACAGAAAAAAAGATTTTCAGACACTTGGTTTTATTTTTTATGGATTTATCCTTTATATGTAAATGGCAAAAAAGAAGAATGGAATACAGTATTAAAAAACAATACTTATTTAGGAATTGGAAATTGGAAAGAAACTGAAGAATATCAATTTAAAACAAAAGAAGAATGTTTGGAGTTTATTTCTGATTACGATAAATACCCAATGTACCATTACTGCTAACTATATACCAACACCTACAAATGTATTACAATTATGAAACTACTCACTAAAACAAAGGTTATAAGAATTTCCGATTCACAACACAAAACACTTCAAAAAATGAAGTCTTATAATATTGACGTAGGTAAGTTCATACGTGATGCAATAAGCGAGAAGATAAAATGTAAGTATAAATATTTAATTCCTAAGGTTAAAAATACTTGTCCTTTTTAGATAAAACCACAAAACCACAAATAAACATAATACGAAAAATAAACCGATATATATTACTGTATTATCGGTTTTTTCGCTTTCTTTAATTTTTACTTCACTTTCTTTTTTTATACTTAAAACTTTATTTTCTGTTTTATCTTCTATTTTATTTATTTTGCTTTTGTCGTTTGTAATAACTACATTAAAATAGCTTTTACCGTTTATAATCATCGGTTTAAGCGTATCAAATGGTTTTAAGGTAAATATATCATTTAAAATTATTTCTTGGCTTAAAACGTGCTTATTTTCGATAATTAAAGAATCACTTTTAAATGTAGTTTGTTTATTAGATACTTTTCTCGTTCCAGAACATGATGATAAAAGTAAAAGTATAATAACCGCAATAGTTGCGGATAATAATAATGGATAGTTATTTTTCATGAAAATATAATTTTGATTCTGCTTTTCGTCTTTCGATAAGCCCTTTTAATACTTTGCCATTAGCTGAAATATATTTAGTTTCAAACCATTTCTTAATACTTTCAGCGTTTGCTTCGTTATTAATTAAATTAAACAAAGTGTTTGAACCGCCTGTATTGTAAGTGTGCGAAACTAAAGCGTCAAATTGACTTTGTTTCAATTGTACTTTTACTTTTTTATTTACAATATTTTCGTAAACAATCAAAGTATTTTTTAATAATAAAGTCGCTTCATTTTCGTTTATGGACTTATCGTTTAACTTTACTTTTTTGCCGTCAACATACTTAGTTGAACCGTAACCAATAGTAGCAACTCCAGCAGGGCAAAGATAAGGTTTAGAAATAAATCCCTCGAAATGCTTTATTAAATCAACTCCTATTTGTGATGTTTTCATTCGTCTTTTGGCTGTAAAAATTCGTTATGCCATTTTTTATAAAAGTTGGCGTTTTTCTTTTCTAACAATTCCTGCTCTAATATTTCGCTTCTTGTTTTGCTATCTCTTATATAAGTTCGTAGCTTATAATAAGCAAAAAACACCCCTATTAAAGTCAATAAGAATTGCACAAAATTAGTAGCGTTTGATAAATAAAACTCCCCAAACGTAAGCTTTTTAACAACGTCAATTAACGTAAAAGAATATAAACAATAGAAACTATAATTTAGCGTGTTGTATAGCCATTTTATTATATGCATAATCAAAGATTTGGGAGGTAATAATTAACAAATATAAGAAAAAATAAATTTGCTCGTTTAGTAATTCGTAAACACTGTTTAGAAAAATAATAGCAATTATACATCTTATCAGATAAATGTTATCTCTTGTGGGTAAAAAGAAATAATGTAATAATGAAACTGCGCATAAAAAAGTATCAATTAAATCGAATATGAAAAAATTATCGTTATAAAACTGAGTATT